TCCGTTGTAAGCTTTGGGTAAGACGGCTGCCACTTGGGTTCCGCCTTTGTAGTTTTTCGCACTAGCATTTTGATGCAAAAGAGCAACCCCTTGGACCATTATAGCACCCATCTTCCCAGTTTCTTGGAAAAGGTAAGGAGGAGTTATATGTCTTAGACAGGCACCTTTGATACTATTAAAACCATGCATAATTTTGAAGAAATTGGCAGTTGTATCTGGAAAAAGGCATCTGAGACGGTAATAACCGGCCCCTGGTGAGGGAATGGTAATGTCCAAATTTGTAGGTAGCGTTGTAGAAACGAAAGGGGTACTAGTGTCATCAAGAGTTTCAACACCACTGTTTGTGAGCTCATCTAGGATAAAGGAGGCAGTTTCTGATGGAGCATTGTAGAATTGAACTTCAAATTTAAGCTCATCATCATCATTAAGCCAGAAAAATTTTCCTTCAGCATTGGTTCGAGTAGAAACACCAACTGGGTGAAAGTCACCATGTGGTTTCCATCCAGAAGTATCAGAAAGAGAGGAATTGTACCTCATGTGACTTACTGGAATAATTTGGTTTCTACCTTGGACTATGCCGTCAGTGCTTGGCACCCAGGTTTGAAGAGCAGGCAGAATAACATCAGTGGTACTGTTACTGTCACAAAAATACATATCATAAGCTGCTTGTCTTCTTGCTGGAACTGAATCTTTGGGTTCCTGAGGCTCAGGATTAAGTCTAAGAAAGTTGGATACATTCTCCTTGTTGGTAACAGATTCGAGCTTGGAAGCCCATTTAGCATGTTGAGCTTTGTAACTTCTCATAGCTTTTCTAGAAGGTTTAGCAACATAGTCAGCTGGGTTGATTTCATATTTCAAGATTCCGTTAGAGATCTGTCTCCTGAGAACTGTTAAATCTGTTCCTAATTTAAGTAAAGCATCAGTTGGTTGATCGGCAACAGTCAAACTGTTGTGCCAGTCATCAATTTCTTGCCAATTAATAGATTTTCCAGTTCTAGGTTCTTCACCAAAATCGGTTGGTAGAACAGTGGGCAAAGCAGTTCCAGGAGCTGTGAAACAAGCAAGAAATTTCTGTTTATCAGTTTTAGGATTGGTTATCACTTCTTCAGTTTTCGGAGCTTGCACAGGCTTTTCAGACCTACTTTTCGGAACAGGTCGGGGTCTCTGGGGGAGAACAGCATGTTCAACCACTTTTTGCTCAATTTTCTTTTCAACTGCAGTTTCGATTTTCTTGAGTTGCTTTTGTTTGGGTTGATTTTTGGGTCCTTGTTTTTTAGGCTTGGTAGTCCTCCCTTTAATGTTCTTTTCTTCAACAACTCCGGTGATCATTTTCTTTACGTTTCCATTAATTGAATGCATCATCTTATTTCTAAGTTCTTGCATAGTCTTAGCATGAGTGGAAGAAGATCCGGTATCAACAACAACTGCAAGTACGCCGTAATAATAATTGTCGAATACTTTAGTGAGAACATTCTTTTTAATAGAAGGATGTGCCTTAAGCTCATCATCTTGATCAAAGGAAAGGAGTGTTTCATGCAAGTTGTCGATGCCTTCTCTGCATCGGCCGAAAACAGACAATGAATCGAGGAGCAGATCATATTCTTGAAGAATGGATTTGATCGTGGGAACTGGTTTTTTAATGCCTTTCTTCCATTGCATGAGAAAAGTTAAATACACAGCTTGTTCAAGTTCTTTTCTAGAGGAGGCATGGCACGTTGGAGTGAGCAACTCAACTCCATTAACGCACCATCTGCCATTAGCAGTGAAAGTGGGCATGTGGTCAGGGCCACTTTTGTTCAAGTTACATAATTCAGGAGTAGACAAGCTATTCTGCATTATGATTTCTAAAAGGGCTCCTTTTGGGTTAGAAATGATAGACATTTTTGATTGTGTAGAGGTGATCGTGTTTTGTAAGTTGTTTAAATTAGATCGAACACCCCCTAAATAGTCCGTTACAAAACAATCATCAGGGTTCAATTGCAATTTCGCCTGCTTAAAAGACATAGCGGCAAAAGAATGGATAGTTTCCATCATGAGTTCAGCTTCGAAATATGATATAAAGAAAAAATCTTGGATAAGTTTCAGAACTTTGATCCTTTCATTATAATAAGAAGTAAGAACAATATGCAATGAATCAGTGTATTCCAACCAATTCGCTTCGGAGGATAGGACGTTAGTGTATTCTTTATTTATTATTTTCATTGACAAAATCCGGGGATTATACACATAAACTCCATCGCGAAACAAATGGTTGCAAAAATCAATAATGTCTTTAGTTTCAGTAACCTTCAAAGGATTAGTGAACAATAAATCAAAGAACGTTGGATCAACTTTAGGTACTTCAACGTTGAAAAGGTTGGCGCTATCATCTCCAAGGAAAATTGCGCCAATCCTCTCTTCTTTTTTGAAGAGCATCATGGTTACAATCATCATGAGAACAACATTACCTATGAGCGTGTCGGTAGACCCAGAAGGCATTCCATGACCCCAAAAGAAAGAACAAACTAGAGTATGTATGTAAGTCATACCTCTAGTTTCATAGTACATTTTTAATTTATCCGGGTCATTCGTGAACATAAGAAAAATAGTCATCACTAGAAGTTTAGTAAATTCATTCTGTTCTGTATCATATTCGGTTGCGTCCATTGACAGAATTCTCCTGACTTCTTTTGACAAAGTTTGATGCCAGTTGGCAATGTCCTGCGCGGTACAATTCATGGCTATCATCCAATTAGGCTTGAGGCACATAAGCAAGCACCTAGTTTGGAACCTAAAGAGCAAACCATAGAGCAAAGAATCAGGTTTGCCAGCACCAGAAACAGATTGGCCTGATTTGGCGGCAATAGAGGCTTCTAAACCTTTCGGCTTAATTTGTTGTTTTAAGAAACCCTGCATGGAACGAACGAAATATCCAACAATGTTGTCATTCTGAGGTTCATTCCATTTTACTGCATGGCAAAATTCGGTCCAAGTACTTTTCATTATTTCATCAGTTACAACCGAATTCATCAACTTTTCATACTTTTCAGAATCAATATAGAGATCAAAAAACTCTTTCCCTAAATTTTCAGCAAGATCAATGAATTTACTATTGCCATAGACAGCAATCTTTCTCCTAGCTGTAGCTTGGTACTCTTTGCTTTTTGCAGCCCGACTCATAAAGGTATTCCAAGTTTGCCAGGCACTTCTTCGATAATGACGCTTACCATAAGCAACTGAACTGATAGTTTTGAGCTCATAATCATTCATTGAAAGACGTTCAGCATAAAGCCTATGCCCAACATATTTCTCTGTTGAATACAACATCGAAGATTGCTGGGTATTAAGTTGATTCCAATTACGGTCAAGTGTTAGCAAATCGGCATGTCTAAAGTGAGTAGCAGCTTTGGGCTTCTGAATTTTTGTAGTGTTTCTGGTAAATGTAGCTACATCATCAAGAAAAGGAGTGTTGGAAGCGATTTCTTTAGCATATTCATAGTCTAAACCGCCTTTAAAAGGATTCTTGGGCTGAATGGTACCTGAATGACCTCCCATGTCGAACTTAGATCTAAAAGTGCCACCTAAAGTGTCACGATCTTCAATCAAAGCAGAACGTCTTTGATTGGCTTCAACTTTAACTTGATTCCTTGCAAGCTGTTTTGCTTTATGGTTAAGTTGAACACGAGTAAGGGCTTCAAAGAGTCTCGGAAAATCGGGAGCCTCTTTGGTAGGAACTATAACATGAAGAACTCTCTTTGAACGAGTGCATGCTACAAGGATGTCAGGATTTTGATTCATAGCTTTGTCCCCCCAATACAGGTAGGAAGCAGTTTTAGAAGCACCTTGACTGGCAACAACAGAGATAGGCCTCGCACTTTTGATTTGATTAGTAACTTCAAAAGCTATGACAATAGAATCATCTAAGAGATTATCCCAGACAACTCCTGAATCATCAGTAACTTTCAGATCAAAAGGCGCAACAAAGCATGTTTTCATGTTAAATGCAGAAGGGACTTTAAGACTTCTCATGAAGTAAATCGGATCAGCAGGAAATCGTCTAG